TCTAGCTCTTGCTTCTTTGTCACGCCTACCTACTTTTAAATCTTTAAAATATGCAGAATGTAATTTACGTTCTGACACACGTTTTTCTAAAAAAGGACCAATGGCCATTTCTATATGCCCTTTTTCTATACCAACTATTCCGGGTCTCCATTGTTCGTAAAAATCTAATATTTTTTCTACTAACTCAAACCCGTCGTACCGTCCGCGGATAGCATCGACGACAAACATATTGTCATACTCATCAATGCCTACCGTGATTCCAACTGAATAATCGTTTCTGTCTCTTTGGCCTATTGCCAAATCCCACGCGGTATAATAACGAAGTCTATCATAATCTATCTCATCTGGCTCGAAATATTGAATCATATCTCTAGTAAAATAATCACCTTCATCTGACACTGGGTTCTGTTGGTATAGTGCAGTCCAGTCTCTAGGCCCTATGGCTTTTTGTATTTTTTCTAAAGAAGCTACGTCGTACCGTTCTGGATGTAGTGGTTCGCCAACAGCACGAAACTTTTCGTCTTCTTCTGCAATAGCTGGATACTTTACAACTTCCCAATCATCGGCTCCGTCTTCACTGGCCATTAATAATCTACCCGCTAAATCGTCATCATGCCATCTTGTTAAAATAACTAAGATACCGCCACCAGGTGCTAAACGTGTATACGCTGTTGAGGTATACCAGTCCCATGTCGCTTCGCGGCTGTTCTCAGATTCTGCGTCTTCTCTGTTTTTTACCGGGTCGTCAATTAATAAAATATGTGCACCTTTACCAGTAATACCACCACCAACACCAGCTGCTACATAACCACCGGCCCTGGTTGTTTGCCAAGACTCTACAGACTGTGAATCTTTGTCGAGTCTAGTTTCTTCAAATATTTTTTTATAACTAGGTTCTCTTAAAACTTGTCGGACTTTTCTAGAGAAACTCATCGCCAAAGAACCCGAGTATGAACAACTAATAAATTCATGCCCAGGATTACGGCCGAGGTGCCAAGCAGGAAAGGCGATACTCGCTAACGTGCTCTTTCCATGTCTAGGCGGCATGAAAAGCATTAATCTTGGGGATTTGCGATCTGCTACATCTTGACTAAATTTTTCTAATCTTTGACATATATCTTTATGCACCCATCCCGCTTGGTAATCTGGGTTAAACTTTTCTACAAAAGGAATCATGCGCTTTCGTGCTAGTATTCTCTTCGCGAGCTCTTGTTCGGCACGTGCTTGCGCAGTTTGTTCTTTTTTCTCTTGTTTTTGTACTTGTTTTGCTTTTGGTAGTTGTTCTGACTCATCTGCCGCGCAATACACGCACAGTCCTTTAGGCAAAACTAAATTATCTGCTAAAACTTTTTTGCATTTATAGCATTCTATTTTATTTGTCACTTTGTTTCCCAGGGCAAAGGTATACGTTTACCCTGTTTTTCTTCCTCTACTATGTGGCAAGACATGTAAGCAAAAAAACCCATAAATAAAAAAAGAAAACTTAAAAAAATGTACTCTAGCATTTCCATCTTCTTCTAGCTTGTCTTATTCTAGAATTTGGGTTGTTTCTTGTCTTGGCCGAACTCCTTTTTAACTGGCCTAAAGACCTAGCGCAGTAGGATTTACGTCTTTTTGCTGCTTTTGAGCCTTTTTTGACCTTTCCGGTGACTGCTCCCTTTAGTTTTGACCCAGGATTCTTCCTTCTGTAGGCTTTTATGCCTTTTCTGGTCATTCCCGCCCCTTTTTTAGTAGGACGGTAGTTAGCACCCTTACCTTTTGTGGTTTTTCTTATAGGTTTTTCCTTTTTTCTAGGCATTTTTACCTTTTTTTCCTTCTAACAGGCCTTTTTTTGGCTGTTTTCTTAGATTTTCTAAAAGCTTTTGCTGTTGGAGCGCCTTTTGAGCCTGGTTTTCGCATTTTTTCGCCTGAACCAGCTTTAATTCGCTTCCGTTTAGCGTGTATGTTTGCATATAAACCTCTTCTAGCCATACTTTTTGCCTCCTTTATAAGATTTTTTAGTTGTGCCTTTCTTTTTCTTTTTGCCCTTCATCTTCATAGACTTAGGTTTTGCGTTTATACAATGTGCCATATTTACATCTCCACTATGTCGTATATTGTTTTCGTAGGGACCATAAATTGTGAAACAAATGGCACCTCCGACTTTTCATTATCGCCTGGCCGTCTTTCGCCAAACTCTACATCAAATAGTTTACCATTAACATGTAGGAAGGCGTCAACATATTCTTTAACTGTATAAGACCTACCCGAGCCAATTGGTTCTATTGTTTTTGTTCCTGCAGCATATACCGCCGAGACAATCGCCCTACATAAATCGTCTACGTGCACGTAATCTCGGACACATGTCCCATCTGCCGTATCGTAGTCATTACCATAAATAGTAAATTTTTTTGAAGAAATAGCATTTTGGGTTGCCGCATACAAACCTTCTGGGTTAGTTGGTTTTCGACCACCGACATTAAAGAAACGAAAAATTGTATAGTCTGAACAACACTCTTTTACTATTTCTTCTGCCATTACTTTTGATACTGCGTAAGGTGAAGTTGGATCATAGGCCGCGCCGGTAGATGCTAAAATAAATTTTGCGTTTGGAAATTTGTCTATGACGTTTTTTGTACCGACGGCGTTTGTATAAAAATACGCTGTAGGTCTCTTAACACTTTCGCCTACTTTAACTAGGCCTGCTAAATGTACTACAACGTCTACGGTAGGGTCTATGTTCTTGGCTGGTTGTCGAATGTCCCAATCATCTATGTCGAAAGGTAACACAGTAACATTTTTGGTAGAAAGTAATTTAACTACTTCTTTACCTATATAACCTTTAGCGCCAGTTACTGCAACAATCACTTCTTATAAGGTTTTACTTTTTTCTTCTTTCTTTTCTTCTTAGTAGCTTTCGCTTGTTGGTAGTACTTAGTCATTAGTTTCTCCTTTAGGTTCTAAATAAGATGTGTCTACTCCTGCTAATTTTAAAAGCTCGGAATCCGGCAACCGTTCTAGTTGTTGAATCTTGTCTACATTTATATTGACCTGGGTTGCTTGTTCAGGAGCGAATAATCCATGTAGTTTACATAGAGAGTCAACCACGTTTTTTTCTTCTGTGGCGGTGGCCGATTTTCGATGGGCCTCAAGATACATAGTAGTTGCTGTGTTTTTATCAAACCTAACTTCTTCTCTCATTTCTTCTCTTAGGTATTCAACTGCTTTTTGTATTTTTGGTTTTTTAAAAACTTCGTACACATGATCTATGTTACGGTACCCGGCAGCCCGACCAGCAGCAGCTTTACTCATACCTCTAATATGGAACAAAATTAATCTTTCTTCCTGGACTGAAAGCTCTGATAATTTTACTCCGGCATATGGAAAATGGGACTGAAGTTCGTGTCTATCTTCGTCAGTAACTTCAATTGTGTCGTGCGCAATTAAACTCATAGTGCTAAACATACCACACATGTGGATAACTTGTATATTTTTTGTGGAAAATTTTTTTTGAAAAAGTACTCGTGTATCACTGTCTCATCGCCCCTCCCCTCTGCCAGCAGAGCACTCCCCTCCCCGATTCCATTCCCGATTCCGAATCCTAGTTTCACCTTTTGGAACCTTGTTTTGATTTATAGCCCATAGCCAGACTACAGCATTGTTGTTTCCATTCGACTTTCGCCAAAGGTCATAGACCAAATAAATTGGTCTTTCCATAGAGCTTTATGAAGGGTGTAACAGGTGTTATATCCATTATATAGCTTAAACCAAGGAGGTTATTATGGCTAATAAAAATAAAGTGCGTCCTTTTGATGTATGTATAGCGTTAGAAGGGTATGAAAATGGCAAAGAAGGGTTTAGACCTAACTCTGCCCGTGTTGCTAAAGCTTGGGAAAATACAGGCAAAGGCAAAATCATGTATAGAATTGACTTCGAAATGGATATTACCAAGGAGCTCAAATCTATTCAAGTTGCTGAAGATAAGAAGGGCAATCCCATCATGTCTCAGAGACTAGTCCCAGTATCACTTGTAATCTTTGATAACGAAGAATAATGGTGGGCTACGGACTAGGTCGTGTAGTAAAGAGTGTGGCGAAAGCTGCACTCCCAGCTACTAAGTGGGCGACACAACAAGCATCCACTTTCGCATCCGAGTTTATGCGTGGTATGACTGAAACTCCTAAGCTTGCTACTGATAAGACTATCGAGCAAGATAAAGCTGACAACAGCAATGTTGATGAGCAATTAAAGCAGGAACTATCATCAGATAGAGAGCCTGTTCAACTAGAGCTACCTCTTGAGCATCCTGAGCAACCTGTGAGGGAATCATGAGTAGCCATTATATACCTGAGTCCGTCTGGGCTTGGGTAGAACATTGGAGAAACTAATATGGAATTATTAGATTACGCAGCAATTGCGGTCATCATATACATTTCACTATCAATGCTAATCAAAGCACTGCTAGTCGGAGCGTATATTTATTTCATCAAAGGCTGGTTTGAAAACGAATCAGTCACCTCTTCCAACCCTTCGACCAGTTCTGGTCAATTCAATCCTAACTTAAATAATTAGTTAGCCATCTGGGGGCTCTTCGGAGCTCCCTTCTTTTTTCGGCTATCTCAATAAAAGGTCAACGCGTTGCGTTGTCTATCTATCTCCGCCCGCTTCGCGCCCGGAATCCACCCGATTAAGGGCTTTCCCCCCTTAAAACCCCCCTATGGCTACTATCATGCCTGCCTGCATACTACTATCATCGCGAGCG